CGCACGTCGCCAGCAGATCCACCTCGTCGGCCTCGTCCTCGGCCGGGTCTTGCAGCTCCACCTTGCCCGTTTTGGCAAGCTGCTGGCGCATGCGCCGCTGCTTGGCGAAGACGAACTGCTTGCGCTTGGGGTGCTCGGGACCGGCCATCGTCACCCAGATGGGCAGCGGCTGGCTCTCGCGCTTGAGCTGGATCTCGGCCTCGGTGATGTCCTCCAGCGAGGCGAGGTCGAATACTTGTTCTGACATGTGTGCTCCTTGCAGGGTCTACGGGTTGTGCCCGTGCCGACGACGCCGGCCCCTGCAAGAGCCGGTCGCCGCCGGTCGGTGCGCGGTTACGCTCAGGTGGCGAGCGAATCTTGCATCCAGAACGTCGTGCGCTCTGTCTTCACTCCAGAGCCGCCTGCGTTGTTCAGCAGCGCCTGGAAGGGGATGGTGGCCTTGATGCCGCTCATCACGTCGTCCTTGTTCGCCCCGCCCAGCTTGATGCGCGGCAAGGCGATGGAGATGAAGTCGGCGGTGGCCGTGTTGTCGGTGGTGAAGGCCGCGATCAGCTCCAGCTCGCTCTCGTTGTAAAACGCATCGCGCAGCACGCCGTCCTCGAAAAACACCGTCATCTGGCCGGTCACGTTCACCATGCCCGCAAACAGCGCCGGGCGGTTGTTGGAGCCCACCACGGCCTCGCCCGTGTAGGCGGGCGCTACGTCGATAGTCAGGCCGGTCACTGTGGCCAGCGTCACGCCGCCCAGGCGCAGCACGCCGTTCACCGCCGCCAGGGGTGCCGAGGTGGTCACGGCGGTGGGGGTGGTGAAGTATTGCGCGATGCCCGTGGCCACATTCTGGCCCTGAATCTCGAAGGCGGCGGTGGCGATGCCGGTGGGCGGCAGTTGCAGGCCGACCTTGCTGATCTTGCAGCCCAGGTAGCGCTCGGACGTTGGCACGTCCGGGAACCAGTGCTCGATGGTGAAGCTGCGGTCCGTGTGGCCCGTGGTCGGCACAAAGGTGTTCCTGCCGATCGGTGTGATGGTGGCCGACGCAATCGGGCCTTCCGCCACCAGGGCCACACCGTTCAACGGGATTACGGTCAGCGCGGTGGCGCTGGTGACGTCCAACACCAGCAGGTTCTTGTTGATGTTGGCAGCGTTGAAGGTGCCCACCGACAGTCGAATGACCGCGCCGTTCTTGATGCCGTCTGTCAGCCAGGAGCCGGCCGCCCGCGTCACAGTCCAGGTCGGGCCGGTGCCGGCGATGGTGATCGAGGCGCCCGTGATGGCCGTCACGACGGTGAAGTCCCGCTTCAGCGCGTAGCTGAAGAAGTCACGGTAGGTGCCAGGCGACAGCTCGCCGTTGAGCGAGCCCTGCACGCTGCGCACGCCGTGGCGGAAGTCGGCGATCTGGAAGTCCGTGCGCAGCTCGTTCGAGGCATAGGTCTCCTTGGCCAGATCGACCGTAGACGTCATGCGCCGCAGAAGCTGGGCGCCGGTGGCGGTGGGAATCGTGCCGTAGGTGGACTCCACCTTGATGGCGACCTGCTTGAATGAACCGACTGCGATAGGCATGGTGCTACTCCTTTAGCCTCGGACGAGGATGGTGATGGGGGCTCGGACGATGGCTTGCTCTCCCATCGTTCCTTCGTCTGTTTCCACCTCGCCGATCTCGCATTTGAGTGCGAGCCCGCCGAGTGTGCAAGCGTTGTTCATGATGTTGTCGAACGCGAGCGCATTGGCGAGCGCGTCCATCAGCGGATTCATGATCGCGCCAGGGTTTTGCCCGGCGCGGTCGAAGGCGTAGATGTAGACATCGGCGCCCAGCTCCCACTGCGTCTGCCGCCCCGCCTCGTACAGCGGCCGCTGGTAGGTCTGCGCCATGAACAGCGCGGGGAACTGATTGGCCGGCGTGTCGTTGATCGAGCGCAGCCGGCGCGAGGTGAGCTTCAGGCCTGGGATGGTCTGAAGCCGGGTGAACAGCGCCCCGTAGATGGACTCACGGGCCAGGGGCACGGGCCGCTCCCTTGATGGCGTCTTGCATCCACTTGCGGTAGACGGGCATCTTCTCGTTCAGCGACGGCCCGAGGAAGGGGCGCTTGGGGATGTCCATCTGCCGCGTGTGTGCGCGGATCGGCACCGACTTGCCGCCGAGCTTGCGCGTGTGCGCTCGCACGGGCACGCGGCCCTTGAAGCCGAGCTCGTGCGTGCGGCCGTAGCTGACGTTCGTGCCCACGAGGCCGGCGATCACGCCGCTGGGCTCGGTCTCCACGCGCTGCGTGATCGAGCGCCGCAGCCGGCCGGTGCGCACGTTCAATACCTGCCCGGTCAGCTTCTTGGCCTTGACGTGCGCCAGCAGATCAAGCGCGGCCCGCTGGATCGCATCACGCAGGCGCGAGGTGATGCGTTGCTGCACCTGGGCGATGGCCACCCTGCTCTGCGCGTCTCCGCTCACCGTGACGTTGAACTGGATCGTCATGCCACGAAGTAGTTGCGGTGGTTGTTGATCGCCTGCTGCGCCGACGGCGGCAGCTCGTCATTGGTGAAGCTAATGTTCTCGCCGCCAATGGTCTTGGCGCTGATGCCCATGCGGTCGCGCTCCTTGTAGGCCAGCGCGGCCACCAGGCAGCACGCCTGCGTCAGATCGGGCGGGATGCTGTTGCTGGCGTAGCCGGCGGTGTAGGTCATCGTGACGTTCTGCACGCCCTCGGTGAACAGGTACTGGCCGCGCAGCGCCACCTTCCACGAGCTGGCCAGCACCCAGCCGCCCGTCGTTGTGCCTGTGCTCTGCGGGATCGTGCGGCCGTCCACGATGATCGAGCCCACCGCCGTCACCGGGCGGTTGCTGAAGACCATGAAGTCGTGGCCGTTGCCGTCGCGGGTCTCGGTGTAGATCGTGGCGGCGAAGGTGCGATTGCAGCTCCGCTCGATCATGTCGGCGCTCGCATCCAGCAGGCGCGTCAGCAGCGCATCGTCGGTGTTATCGGCGCTGTTGCCGATGAACTCCTTGAGCTGGGTGAGCGTGGCGAGGGCGTTGGGCATGGCTTACTGCTTGCGGGCCTTCTTCGGGGCGGGCTCCGCCGCCTGGGCGAAGCCGTGCGAGAGCGCGGCCACGATGGCGGCCTCGTTGTCGTCGGGTATCTCGATGCAGCCGGCCTCGTCCACCGCGAAGGCCTGGCCCTCGTGGCTGAGGCCGCCGCAGTTCTCGGGTCCTTGAAGTCTCATCGCAGGGGTCCTTCAAAAAAGCCGCCCCCGAAGGGGCGGCAAGGTTGCACTTGCAACTTCAGGAGAGTCCTCGGGTCAGCCGTTGGCGATGTTGTTGATCACGCCGATGGCGAAGGGGGCGTAGACCGCCAGGACCTCCTCCGCGTACACGCCAAACTCCTGGGCGCGGGTGCGGATGGGGAAGTCGAGCTGGTAGTAGTCGCGGCGGACCTTCACCTCGGCCGTGCGCGGCACGTTGTTGCTCTGGTACTGCGCCGGCAGGTTGTCGGCCCAGGCCAGGATCGTGCCGGGTGGCAGCGACGGGTGGATCATCACGGGGATGCGCATTCCGCCGCCCATGGTGAACGGGTTGAAGTAGAACCCGATCACGCCACCAGCCATCAGGCCGGGGTAGCCCTGCTCGGGCGGGGTGAAGACCTGCAACAGCGGGGACGTGCCAGGGCCGGCCAGCGCCTTGTTCGTGATGTTCTTCAGCTCTTGCGAGTTGACGTAGATCACGTCCGGGGACACTTGGTTGTTGTCCCACATGGTCTGGAGCATGTCGTCGATCTCGGTGATCGTGCCCCGACCGGAGGCGGTCAGCGTGCTGCCCGTGCCGGCGGTGCCGGTGGCCAGCGTGCGGACGTAGGCGCCCGTGCCGCTGAAGGCGTGCGTCATCAACCCGTCGAACGCCAGCGAGGCGTTGCGGCTGTTGTCGGCGGTGATCGCCGTGGCCGCCTGACGGGTGCCACCCACCAGCGGGGCGTTGAACGTCGCGCTGTTGATGGTGGTGATCCGCTCCAGGCGCTCGCTGCCGGCGGTGCCGACATACCACGCATAGCCCACTGCGCCGGTCACCGGGGCGACCGAGCACGACAGCACCTGACCCAGAGTGATGGCCTGGGTGGCAGCGGCCGACTTGTTGGACGAGCCGCCGTTCAGCGTGTAGGTCGCACCGTCAGCGCCGGTCACCGTCTGCGTGGTCGGGACGCCGCCGGACAGCGAAGCGCCACGGAAGCCTTCGCCGGTCAGGGCGACGACCATCACGCTGTAGGTGGCCGCGCCGAGCGTGCCGCCAGAGCCGCCAGCGGACAGCGTGGGCGTGCCGGGCGTGCCGAGCGCCAGGGAGCTGTTGCCGAAGATGAGGGCGTTCTCCTCCTTCAGCATCATCTTCTGGAGCACGCGCATCGTGCCGGTGGAGCGCACGTCCTCGAAGCCCTGGCCTGCGCTGATGGCTTCGAAGGTCACGTTGTCTTCTTCGCCCAGCGTGACGTAGCTCGCAGAGCGGTTGACGGCGCTGTAGTTCATGCGCCCGGTGCGCTGACCCTCAGCCACCCAACCCATGGCGTCGTAGCCCGAGCCGGTGATCGCGGCGATCTGCTTCCAGTTGGTGGCCGTGCCCATGCCGCCACCCACGCGAGGCAGGCGGTTGCGGATCGGCGTGTTGACCGGATAGAGGTTCTTGGCCGGCGCTTGCAGGTCAAAGGGAACCAGCCCGGTGGCGGTGGAGATGCTCTTGGCGAGTTCAGCGCTGGGGTTGCCGAGCGCGGCCTTCAGCAATTCGAGAGTCTGAGCGGAGGTGTTCATGAGGATGCTCCTGGAACTGAGGGTCAACGCGCTGCGGCGCGGTACATGGTCTTGATCTGGTGGAGGGCCAGCGCCTCGCCCTTGAGGGTCAGCGCCGGATCGGCTTCGTCGGTCTTGGTGTTGAGGTTGGAGTCATCGCTCTTGGCGACCGCAATGGCCTTGAGCAATGCCTTGCCCGGAAGGGGCTGGTCTTTAAGCGTCTGCACCTCGGCCTTGAGGGCGTCGATGTCGGCGTTCAGCTTGGTGATCGTCTCGGCCTGGGCCTTGGCGAGGTCGTCCGACTGTTCGGCCTTCATGCCGTCGTCGTCCTCGTTCCACTTCATGGTGTCCATGTGGCCCATGGCTTCCTTCATGCAGCCGTAGACCTTGCCCAGCATCTCCTTGGTGACCTTGGAGTAGCGGGCGCCGGCCTTTTCCAGGCCGTCAGTGCTGTCGGCCATGGCCATCGCTTCGCCAGGGGCGGCGGCAGGCTTGAGCATCAGGGCGATCTCCTCGCCCAGGTACTTCTGCGTGACATCGCCCAGGGCGGCCAGGGTGGCCTTCATCTCGGTGTTCAGCGCCTCGGTGTGCTCGCCGCGCTTGGTCTCGTAGTCGCAGGACTCGCAGGCGTTGCGCACGACCTGGAGCGCCTCGATCAGGCGCTGGGCGTTCCACAGGCCCTTCTCTATGGACTCCCCGGCGGGTTGCTCTGCGCTCTGCTGGGTAGCCGTTTGGGCCGCAGAAAAATCAGCCTTGGCGAGTTCGATCAACCTCGCGGGAGTCACGGTGCCGGCGTCCAGCATGGCGGCCAGCTCACTCACGTCGTCCTCGGCGGTGCGATCGGCCTTCATGATGGTGATGACCGCCTCGGGGTTGGCCGGGCGATCCACCAGGGACACCTCGACCAGCCGAATGCCCTTGATGATCGACTTGTTCATCTGGTCGCGGTCGGTGACCTTGCCGCCGATGCTGAAGCCTTTGTAGACGTTGGCCTTGACTTTCTTGACGGCCTCGCTGTCCACCACGTGGGCGCCGAACCAGGTCTTGCCGTCGTCCTTGACTTCGGCCTCGATGGCCGTGCCGGCGGCCTTGGACTGGTGCATCTCGCGCACGGCGCCGAACTTCATGTAGTCGGGCAGCGCAGCCTTCATCGCCTCGGGGGTCACGATCTCGCCGTCGCTGTCTACCGATCCGGTCGAGGCCCAGCCCCACACCTTGATGGTGCCGTCGTCTTGTTCCTCGGTCTTGGCGATGTCGGCGTAGAGCTTCATGAGGTCTTGTCCTTCTTGGGGATCAGCACCGGCAGCACGTCGCACCGGCAGTTGGGATGCAGCGGAGGCCCGTTCCTGCCGCCAGGAAACGCCTTGTTGAGCGGAACGATTTTCCCATCGAGTTCATCGCACAGTTCGCAACAGCCGGCTCCGGTGATCCACTGTTTGCCGGACACTTGGCCCGACTGCTTGTACGCCTCGATGTTACCTTCTACGTCTGCGAATGCAGTTTCCGTGCGAGCAATCATCTCGGCGCGCTCTGGCGAGAAAGCGTAACCGCGCTCCAACACGGCTGCAAGCACATCGTTCGACGCGCCGCTTTCAAGAGCCTGCGCGATGTCCTTCTTGATCATGTTGCGCGTGCTCTCGCTGATGTCCGTGATGAGCGTGGAGCCGCGCTCCTTGGCGTAGGCCACGGCGAAGTCGTTGGTCAGTGACAGCAGGCGGTCGAGGTCGCGCTCGATGCCGACTTGCAGGAATCCCTGCTTGGCGCCGTCCTTGACGATGTTCTCCAACAGCGGACCGATCTGCCCCAACAGTTTCTGCCAGCCAGCGAAGTCGAGCGACTCCAAGATGCGCTTGATGTCGTCGTTCGCGCCCTTGTTCAACGCCTCGCGGGCCGCCACCACCTGGGCGGCGATGTCCTTGCTTTGCTCCTTGAGGAACTTGCGCACCGTCACGCGCAGCTTCACGCACAGCTTGCGCACGCTGGCGCGGTCGCGGTCCAGCATCCGCTTGCGCTGGCTGTTGGAGAGCTTGAACAGCGGCGCGTGATCGCACGCGGGGCCGCAGACGATGTGATACCTCACAGCTCAGCCAGCAGGAGGGCGAACTCCTCCAGCTCCTCGTCGTAGACCGGCAGGGGATCGACCACGAAGCCCAGGCCGTAGCTGTGCGGCCTGCCCTGGCCTGCCGTGGCCTCGCCCGTGATGGCGGGCGGCTTGGCCTTGGGCTTCGGGTGGACGATGATGATCGGCGCCCCGCCCCCGCCGCCAATGACTGGCTGCACCGCGCCGCCTGTGCCCGTGCCTGCGCTGCTCTGGCCCTGGCCTGACGATGCGCTGCCGGTGATCGGCACCGGGACGCCACCGACGCCGGCTGTCGTCTGCCCTTGCGAGCCGCTGGCCGTGCCGGCGAACGCCTGCGCCCCCGTGGCGGCGGCTGTTTGCCCCTGCGCCGAGGTGGCCGCGCCACCGTAGCCCTGGAAGCCCGAGGCGCTGCTGCCCTGGCCCTGTGCGGCCGTGGCGCCGCCACTGAAGGACTGCGCCCCCGTGGCCGTGCTCGACTGCCCCTCCGCGCTGGTCGCTGCGCCGGCAAAGGTCTGGGCACCTGAGGCCGCGCTCGTCTGCGCTTGCGCCGTCGTGACCGGGCCGGATGCGCCGCCCGTGCTGCCGGTGCTGGTGCTGGTTTGCCCCTGCGCCCCCGACGCGCTGCCGCTGAAGGTCTGCGCGGCGCTTGCACTGGTGCGCTGGCCCTGCGCGGTAGATGCGGAGCCCGCAAAGGCGAGCGCACCCGTGGCGGCGCTGGTCTGCCCCTGGGCGGTAGTGGCGGAACCGGCAACCCCACCCGTCGAGCCGGTGGCGCTGGCCGTCTGCCCCTGGGCCGTGGTGGCGCTGCCGCTGAAGGTCTCGCTGCCGCTGGCCGAGGTGGTCTGCCCCTGGGCGGTGGTGGACGATCCGCTGAACGCCAGGGTGCCGCTCGCGGCCGAGGCCTGCCCCTGCTTGGGTGCAGCCGTGCCGCTGAACGTCAACAGCCCAGCAACAGCGGCCGACTGCCCCTGCGCGGTGCTGGCGCTGCCGGTAAACGCCTGGGCGCCGCTGGCGCTGCTGGTTTGCGCCTGCGCTGTCGTCGCCGCGCCGCTAAACGTGACGGCACCCGACGCGCTGGTCGTTTGGCCTTGCGCGGTGGTGGCTGTTCCAGTGACGCCTGCGCCGCCGGATGCCTTGAGGAGCAGCAGCAGGGACATGCGCTACCTCAGTCGGGGCGAATCCACTTGATCCGCCAGGGGTGGTCCGGGTCGTAGCCGTCGTTCACCACGACCATCTGCTCGGGCGGTTCAGCTCGTGCCGCCATCGCGTTTAGTGCTTCCTGCTCGGTCGCATACGCGCCCAGGAAGATGTCACCCATAGATGCCTGCTCCGTAGATTTCGCTGGCACCGACTTCCAGCACCTCGTCGGTGATGATGTCCTGCGTGAAGCGAACCCAGGTGTCGCCCGCCGCGCCCGCTGCCGGGCCGTCGTGGCTGTTGGTGACGCCCGAAGCGTTGGCGCCCATAGTGCCGACGTTGCGCACCTTCAGCGTGACCTTGATGCGCTCGCCCACCGCCATCGCCGTGCTGGTGGCGGTGTAGGTGGCCGCGCCGTTGGCCGCGTCGGTGGTGGTGTACTCGGTGATCGTGGCCGGCACTGTGCTGTCCACCAGGATCGTGGACTGGACCACCCCGGCGTTGTTGCACCTCTCGATCAAGATGCCCCGGCCCGCGTTGACGCTGTTGGCCGCCTCCAGGCCCCGGATGTTGACCGTGATCGTGCCGCTGATCGTGATGGCCTCGGTGACCGGCTCACTGAACCAGGAAAGCGCCTGCCCGCCAGCCGTGGCGGTGGTGATGATGTTGGTGCCGCCCGCCGTGGTGCTGGTGATGAACGTGGCGCTGGCCCGGCCCCGGCGCTGCGACAGCCGACGCTGGCCAGCTCCGCCCAGGCCCGAGGCCGCCGACCGCAGGAAGAAGTCGGTGGGCATCGCTTATATCTCGTAGCCCCAGACGGTGATGGTCACGGTCTGCGCGTTGGTCGTTGTCACTCTCAGCACGAAGTCGGTGGTGCCCCGGATCGGGGTGGGGAACGACATGATCACGCCCGGCTTGTTGGTGGCCGAGGGCGCGAACTCGCCGTCGAAGATCGCCGCGTCCGTGCCCCGCGTGTAGGTGGTGTCCGCGCTGCCGCCGAACCAGATGATGCAGGTGCCGGCCGTGGTGCCGCCGGACTGGATTTGCAGGCTGGTGACCACCACGGCGCGGCCCGCCGAAGGCGTCCACAGTGCCGTGCCGGTCTGCGCGGTGGCGTACTGGTTGCCCCTGAACGTGATCGCGTGGCTGCGCTTGCGGTCCCAGGTCGTGCCGTTGAACTCATACAGCCGGCCCTGCACATGGAGCTGGTTGATGGCGTTTGTTTCGGCATCGGTGCCGGCGGTGTCCACGCTCACCGCGCTGGTGCCGTCCCCCACCTGCACCTGGCCCTGCACGCGGGAGACATCCACCAGCAAGCCGTTGCTGATGGTGCCCCGCGCCCGGTCCCATGTGGTCCCGTTGTAGACGTAGGTGCGCCCCTCGACATGCAGCGCGTTGCCGCTGTTGGGCTCGGCGTCGGCGGGGTCGGTGTCCACGCTGACGTTGTTGGTGCCGTCACCGATGGGCACGCTGGCATTGCTGATGTCCACCAGCAGGCCGTCGGTCGCGTTCGCCGGGATCAGCGTGCGCGAGCCGTCGGCGCTGATGGCCAGCTTGAACAGTTGGACGTGCTCAAGCGTGCCGCTCACCTCGTCGGTGGCGATGTTGGTGCCGCTGCCGGCGGTGATCGGTACGTTGTCGGCCATGCCGCGCCCCCTGGATTACAGGCCGGTGGTGGCCTTCTGGACCGTGTGCGTGAAGCTCGACACCGACACCTGGGCGCCGGACTGGATGGCCGCGCTGTTCAGGATCAGGTTCGAGGTCGCCGTGCCCACCGTGCCGTCCATGACCACGGTCGAGCCGTCCGATTGAAGCGCCCGATACCAGCTCGCGGTGCCGGTGGCGTTCGCGCTGCTGTCCGCCGTCAGCGCGTTGAAGGTGAGCACGCCAGCGGATGCGGCGGGCGCAGCGGTGGTGTTGAAGCGCAGCTCGGCGAGCAGCACCTGGGTGCTCACCGCCGTGTCGGCATTGGCGGGCTGGGTGCCGTCGTAGATGCGCAGGAAGCCGTTGTTCAGGCGGGTGGCCAGGTTGTCGGCCTGACCGTTGACGGTGGCGTTCGCCAGTTGGGTGTTCAAAGGCATGGATTACTCCTCGGTGACTGTTCCAGAAAGCGAGCCGTCGGCACCCCGTTCGGCCTTGAGGGTTTTGGTGACGGTGGTGCCGTCGTCGTCGCTGACCTCGACCACCTTGCCCACCAGCTTGCCGTCCTTGTCGCGCTCGGCCACGATGGTTTTCGTGACCTTGCGCGGCGGTGCGGCCTCCACCGGGCGGCGGTGATCGAACTGCGCGTTCACCGTGGTGGCGCCGATGTCCACCAGGACCTCGGGCGGCTGGATGTTCACGATCGGCGCCTCGACCTTGATGTCGGGCATCCTCATTTCGGGGAACTTCACATCCGGGTAGGCCGGCAGCGTGATTTGCGGCGCATCGACGTGGATGTGGTTATGCACGTCCGGCATGGCTGCCTTGACGCGGGCCGCCAGGGCCTCCTCGTCACGGGCCTCGTCCTCGGACGTCTTGGCCGCTTCTGCCAGGGGCTCAGGCATCGGCGGGAACAGTTCCTCGCGCTGGTCGTCCGACAGGGGCTCCAGGCCCAGGTCCGCCCGCACCTCGTCCACCGTGAGCACCTTGGCGTTGATGTAGATGGCGTGAATGTCGGCCTGCGTCTTGGCGTCCAGGTCGTCCTTCTGCGCCCACTGAAAGCACAGGTCCGGCGCTCCGAACCAGCGGGCCAGGATCATGTCCATGACCGACTTGACCCACAGCATCGTCGGCAGCAAGCCCTCCTCCTCGGCCGTGGCCTTGGAGACTTCGGCGGTGGCCCGATTGACCTGGGCGATCATCGAGCTCGGGCTGATCGAGAAGGCGAAGCAGATGATGCGGATCAGCCACTCGTCGAACACGTCCTTCATCAGGTCTGGGCGTGTCTCGTGCACATCCATGCCGCCAGGGATGAACTTGGCATGGCGCCGCGCTGCGGTGTTGCCCTCCAGCATGGCGTCCCAATAGTCCTGGAACTGCCGAATCTGGTCCGGGTTCCAGGTGTCGG